AAGAAGTGGCTGTACAATGACACTTGGAGAAAGTGGTAAAACAGTTACATTAGCATCTGGTGCATCACAATCAGGTTTTGGTAGAACTGGTACAGTAGACTGGCAAACAACTCCAAAGACAGGAGATTTTACAGGAGCAAATGGGGAAGGTTATTTTATTAATACAACTTCTGGTCAAATAACTATGACTTTACCAAGTGCTAGTGCTGGTGATATTATTTCAATTCAAGATTATAATAATACTTTTGATAGTAATAATTTTATAGTTCAAGCACCAAGTGGTGTTAAAATTAATGGAGGAACTGCAGCAGGTTCATTAAGGTTAAGTACAGAAGGTCAAGGTTTAACATTAATTTATGTTGATTCTACTGTTGGGTGGAGATCAATAGAATCTACAACATTTGCTAATGTATCAACACTTCCAGCTTATGTAACTGCAACAGGTGGAAATACAGTTTCTACAAGTGGAGATTATAAAATTCATGTATTTACAGGACCAGGAACTTTTTGTGTTTCTTGTGCTGGTAATGTAGGAGGCTCAAATACAGTAGATTATTTAGTAGTTGCTGGTGGTGGAGGAACTCCTGGACTTGCTTATAGTAATACTCCATCTGGTGGTGGAGGTGCAGGAGGTTTTAGAGCTAGTGCAACAACTTTTTCAATAGGCTGCCAACCAGCAAAACCTTTAGTATGTGGAGTTTCAGCTTTACCAGTTTCAGCAACAGGCTTTCCTATTACAGTAGGTGCTGGTGGAGCAGGAGGTTCTGCAGGACCAGGTAATGCTGGAAGTAATGGAGCTAATTCAATTTTTTCAACGATAACATCAACAGGTGGTGGAGCTGGTGGTCACGGTTGTCTTGGACCTGATTCTGATGATGCTGGAAAACCAGGAGGATCAGGAGGAGGTGGCGGAAAACATTATAATGCTGGAAGCGGAAATACACCTCCAGTAAGCCCCCCTCAAGGAAATGATGGTGGTGTAGGATCAGGTCATCCAACTAATCCAGCTCCTGCTACAACTGATAACGTAGGACTTGGTGGTGGTGGGGGTGCTATTCAAGCAGGATTTGATGGTGGAAATAACCCAAATAATCCACCTAATGCTGGTGGAGATGGTGGAGATGGAGCAGGTTTTGCTTCTGGTACTTGGGGATCAACTGGTGAAGTCGTAAGTTGTGTTCAATATTATTCAGGTGGTGGTGCAGGAGGAGTATATACTCCAAATCCAGCTCCTGGTCCAGGAGGAATAGGTGGTCTTGGTGGCGGAGGAAATGGTGGTTCTCCAGCAAATCCATCTTGCGTAACAAGTCCAGCTCGTGTAGGTGAAGCAGGGACAGCTAATACAGGAGGTGGTGGTGCATCATCTGGTGGTGCTCCTTCCCCTACTGCTAATTTTGTAGGACAAGCTGGTGGTAGTGGAATTGTAGTAATAAGATATAAGTATCAAAATTAATAATAAATAAATAGGAGAAAACAAACATGGCACATTTTGCAAAACTAGGAGCTAATAGTAAAGTTATCCAAGTGTTAACACTTGATAATAAAGATATGCTTAATGCTGATGGTATTGAAGATGAAGTTGTTGGTCAACAGTATTTGGAAAGGCATAATAATTGGCCTGCACAAATGTGGATCCAGACTTCTTATAATACAAATAGCAACCAACATAATTCAGGCGATAACTCTAAAGCATTTAGGGGAAATTACGCTGGAATAGGTTATGAGTGGGATGAAGATAATCAAATCTTCTGGCCTAAAAAGCCGTATGCATCTTGGGTAAAAAATATTGCAACTGCAACTTGGAAATCACCAATTGGTGATGCTCCTGCATTAACTGCAGAACAACAATCACAAAATGAAGCTGCAACTCATAACTGGGGTTATTCTTGGAACGAAGATAATCAATCTTGGGATTTGTCAAATTCAAAAGCATAATAAAATATACCTCTCAAAAACATTGACTTTTTATAATAGGAGTGTATAATAGATAGGTATATGAATAAAAATACATTGTCGGAAATAGCATTGTATCATGGTAACATTGCTATGCCAAAAAATTTTGAAATAGATCGAGATAAATTAAGCAAAGATATTTTAGAATCTCTTATTAAAGATTCAAAATTTCCATTTTCAAAAAACTGGGATATGCTTAATACTTATATGAGAGATCATTTTTATCTTAATCATGGACGAAGTTTAATAAATAAATCAACTTGGGGTAATACTTATAAACCAAATGAAGTAAGTATTCCATTATTAAATATTGATCCAGTAGATCTTAAAAACTCACCAGATTATATTTTTCTTTATGGTGTTAAAGTTAATAATTGTAATGTTAGAATATATTATGATGATAACAGACGTAAAGGTAGAAGCTGGGATATTAACCTAGAAAATAATAAATTTATTATGTTTCCCTCAACATGTATGTATTATATAAAAAATACTCAAAGGGATAGTTTGAATTTTGTTCAAACGATAGCATATGAATATATATAATTTTATTGAAGTATATAAAACTCCTAAAAAATTATGTGATAATTTAATTAATTATTACAAAGAAAATACAGAACATAAATTAGTAGGTGAAATAAATAGTGGAGTTAATAAAAAAGTAAAAGATTCAACAGATGTTTATTTTTATAATCAATCACAAAATAAACATATAAAAGATTTTTTTAATTTATTAAGCAATTTTGTTTCTAAGTATTGTAATAAATATAACATTACGGATCAAATAAGAACTTCTATAGTAAATCATATTCAGTATTATAAACCTAAAGGTGGTTATCCGTGTTTACATTTTGAAAGAAATATAAATAATAATAAAAGAATTTTAGTTTATATGTTATATTTAAATACAGTCAGTGATAAAGGGGGAACACATTTTCCTTTTCAAAATATAACTTTATCAGCTATTAAAGGTAACTTAATTATTTGGCCTGCTGAGTTTACACATCCCCATCATGGTATAATATCACCTACTCAAGAAAAATATATTGCAACTGGATGGTTTGAATTTGTATGAATCTATCTAGTTATTATTGGTATTTTAAATCTGCATTAACACCTAAATTTTGTGATGATGTAATATCATATGCATTACAACAAAAAGAAGTATTAGGTAGAACTGGTGGTTATGATAAAGAAAATTTATCAAAACAAGATATTAAAAATATACAAAAAAAAAGAAAATCAGATTTAGTTTGGCTTAATGAAAAATGGATATATAAAGAAATACATCCATATATTCATCTAGCAAATAAAAATGCAGGTTGGAATTTTGATTGGGACTTTTCTGAGTCTTGTCAATTTACAAAATATAAACTAAATCAATATTATGATTGGCATTGTGATAGTTGGGATAAACCTTATAATAAACCAAATAGTCCTAATGAACATGGTAAGATAAGAAAATTATCAGTAACTTGTCAATTAACAGATAGCTCAGAATATAGTGGTGGTGAATTAGAATTTGATTTTAGAAATTATGATCCACACATGCGAGATGAATCTAAACATAGAATACAGTGTAAAGAAATATTACCTAAAGGATCAATAATAGTCTTTCCCTCATTTGTTTGGCATAGAGTCAAACCAGTAACGTCAGGCACACGATACTCATTAGTAATATGGAATTTAGGGAGGCCATTTAAATAATGTATATAAATAACTATTTTAACACAACTATTTGGAATGAAGAAAAACCAGAGTTTGTTAAATCATTAAACAAAGCAAGCAATAAATATATTAAAGCTGCTAGAAATTTTCCAGAGGCTAAAGCACATAGAAAAAAGAATGGTGACTTTGGAAGATCGTATCACTCAACACCACTAACACTTGATAATGATTTTTTAGATTTTAGAAATTATATTGGTCAAAAATCTTGGGAGTATTTAGATCATCAAGGTTATGATATGTCTCAATATCAAACTGTATTTACCGAATTATGGGTTCAAGAGTTTGCTAAAAAAGGTGGAGGTCATCACTCAGCACACGTTCATTGGAATCAACATGTTTCAGGTTTTTATTTTTTAAAGTGTAGTGATAAAACTTCTTATCCAGTTTTTCATGAACCAAGAAGTGGGGCTAGGGCAACTAAATTAAAAATGAAACCTGATAGAAAAGGTGTATGGCCAGGTGAAGAACTTATTAATTTTAAACCAAAACCAGGAACATTAATTATATTTCCAGGATTTTTACAGCATGAATACGCAGTAGATTATGGCATTGAACCATTTAGATTTATACATTGGAATATACAAGCAGTGCCTAAAGAACTGGTAAAAGATGCTTAAGAAAAAAGAGATTGATATAATAAATAATTTTGATTTTAATTTTCTTTGTAAAGTTTTAGACTCAGGAGATTTTAATAGTAGCCCTGTTACTAGATGGTTTGATAATTATATTTGTGATTCTGTATTTAGAATAAAAGAAGTTCATAAATCTAGATTTTTATTTTCATTATATGATTTATTAAATAAAAAATATAATTTAAAAAAATATCAATCTGATTTAGATATATTTTATTGTACAACATCTGGTGGTAAAAGCCCTACTCATTCAGAAAATTATGATGTTTATATAATTGGTGTTGAAGGAAAAACTTTATATAAATTAGATGATAAACATTTTACTGTTGAAAAAGGTGATGTATTGCATATACCTAAAAATACATTTCATTCAGGAATTGGATTAACCCCTAGAATAATTTTATCTTTTGCTATAAGAAATTAATGAAAAGTAAAAATCATATATTAGAAATATCTAATTTTTTTACAAAAAAAGAATGCAAAGATATAATGGCAACATATAATAATAATTTACAAAAAAGTTTATTTTATGATTGTACAAATATAGACATAAATAAATTTAAACATTTTGATAAATTAAAAAAAGTAATAGATATTTATAAAGAGCAATATCCAGAAATAAATATGACAGCGTCTTACTGGAGATTAGAAAGTTTGCGATTTAAAAAATTTAATAAGGGGCAAAGTTTTTCACACTGGCATTCAGAGCATTGTTTTACTGAGCCTTATAGAGTTTTAGCTATTCAGTTGTATTTATCAAAACACAATTGTGGTACAGAATTTTATTTTAAAAAAATAATAAAAAGTGATATTGGAAAAATAGTTTTGTTTCCTGCTTTTTATACGCATACACATAGAGGACAAGTTTGTCCTGAAAATAAAGATAGATATATTATAACAGGATATTGTAATTTTTATAAACCAAGTGAAAAAGAAGAGGACAAAAAAAATGTTTAAAAATAAAAAATATACAATTATCCGACAAGCTATATCAAAAGATCTTGCATCTTTTATTGCAAATTATTTTTGTATGCAAAAACAAGTTTATGATACTTGTTTACA